TCCATCAAGGGTGTTCTTGCTTTCCATCTTTCTTTTTCCTCCTTGAAGACTATTTGAAGACTTCCTGTCTCCTCTGTCCATCTTGATCGTAACATGGCTTTTTCACTTGTCAATCCCCCCAGCCCTTGATCCTTACAATCTAGAGAGTACAATCTAGAGAGAGAAAGACAATCTATAAGGGGAAGGGGGGGTAGGGGGGAAAGAGGAAGAAGAAGATACAATCTAGAGAGAAGATACAACCTAAGATGATGGGAGAGAACTTGCTAAGAGAGAAGGATCAAACAATCTATGATGAATCAGCCGGCAAGGTGCTATCATGCCTGGGTTCTTGGGCACATAATCAAGCTGATGATCATAAGTCATTGACATCATTGACCTTGGGGGGATTATGTAGTTGACCGAATGGCTCTTATGCGACACAAGGAAGGAGGGGGGGGCATGGGCACTTTCCAGGAGGCCCTACCCTTTTATACTCATCCCTTGCTCCGTAAGTTTTATTTTTTCTCTTAATGGGTTTTAAGCAGATAATTAATCTCTCGTGCCAGTTCCGCATTGAATCTCTTTTCCTGATAGACGAGCCTCCAGTAGAAACAGCGATCCTCTTTGTGCAACTGATCTATCGCCTCAAGAAGGGATCCCTCATTTTGATCTATGTTTTCCGGACTCATCTTTCTCTTTATAGACCACTCCAATTAATTGGCGGGTGCGGAGATTCGAGTTCACCCTTGAGGACTGATTCCATGATAACTGCTGATTTTCCCTCTTTCCTAATTAGCCTTGCGGCCTCTTCTTGTGCATCTCCAATCGTAGGATGAGCATGAAAGCCGATTGTGGGGATTTTATTTCCTTCGATGAGGATGATCCAAAATTTTCTAGTTTGCATGTTTCTTCTCCTTAACTTGGCTCCACAAAAGAAGAGACTATTTTCTCAAGTTTCCTGAGTCGTCGCCGGTTCTCTCGGACAATATGGTAGAGGTTGAGGAGTGATTTGCGGTAGCGAAAGAGCTTATGAAAGATGACATTGAATGCCCTGCGCACCCTTGTTTCGTACTCGGTTTCAAACTTTTGTTCTTCCACGTCTTTATTGTAAACCCGAAAACGCCGATGTCAATATACCTAGGCCTTTTTATCTTCATAATATTGACAAGCAAGTGGTTTGTATGCCTTATTCTTAGACATGGGCATTTTAAGGCTCTATCGGGTTTGGCGATTCAGGCGAAAGATAAAGAAATTTTGCGAATTTTTTTTGGTCATTGAAAAAGCCATAACGAAGAATAACCCAAGATGGAAGAGGCAGCAATTTTGGCGGGAATTTCAAAAGTCCGACCGGTTCCGAATAGTCATGAGAAAAGAACTCCCGAAAATTCTGCTCAAGGACTTAAAATGACGATTCGTGAGATTGACGGGATACCGGTCTGTGTGGGCGGGGAGAGGATCGCCCGGTATCGCAGGGGGAAGAAGCCGAAGGCGCGGATGGCGGAGCTGGGGATTGAAAAACTCAAACCGCAGCAGAAATTGGCCCTCAGAAACAAATTCGAGTTGGGGATGTCGAACCGTCAGGCCGCAATTCAGGCCGGCTATGAGGAGACGAATGCTGCTCGCGTTCTTCCCCGTCTTCTCCAGAGAAAGCCGATCCAGGATGCGCTTATAACCAGGGGCATAACGGATTTCAAGATAGCCGAGGTCATCGCCGAAGGATTTGAAGCCATGCACCCGTTAAGACCGGGACAGCCGGACCATCACGCCAGGGTGAAATTCGTCTCGGAAGCCAACAAGGTGCTCGATAATTATCCCGCCAAAAAGATCGAGGTCGAGGAAAAATCCATCAATATTCACTTGGGTAAAGATGACTATATCGCCCTTAAAAAGTATGAAGAACTCAGACGAAGGAAAGAATGATAAACATCATCTCGGGCGAGGGCATTCCCGAAGGTTTTCAGGGCAAAGACCCGCAGTGGTGGCGGGATAAAATCCTCAACGACCTATTCTTTCTCTGCAGCATCGTCCTGAGGCACGACAAGACCGTAGAGTATCGGGACCTAAATTGGGTCCATGAGGAACTCTGTGATTTTCTTGACCCGAAGCGAAATCCCATCCAGCAACTTCTTGTCATTATGGCCCGGGATATGCTCAAGAGTTCCATAGGTCGAGCTATGATGATTCAGTGGTTTCTTCAACAGGCCTACGGCAAGAGGGAGGGCAAAGCCTTTATCTTTTCGGGAGTTTTTGAATTGGCCCAGGATCATCTTGAAAAAACAATAAACGAGATCCTCAGAAATCAACTCATCCAGGCGTTTTTTCAAGAATATATTCCCAATAAAAAAGAACAATTCGATATTTGTCGATTGGACGAAGGGAAAGTTCGATACAAGAGGATTGAGATAGACATAGGTTCGCCGGATAAAACCCTTACCGGTCGTCACTATGAACTCGGCATGATCGATAATCTCTGCAATGAACTCAACACACAGAGCTTTGAGATGCGGAAAAAGACGAACAAACGCTGGCAGCAACTTGAATCCGTCTTTGCCGAAGGAGCGAGAGAAGTCATTTTTGAAACTCCCTGGGCCATCGACGATGTTTCAGGCATTATTCTTCACCCTGAGGGAAAGTTCGATTATAAAAAACTCTGGCGGAATCCCTGTTATCGCTTCATTTCAGACACGGGGTATGCCGTGTTTTCATGCCCGGCGGCAAAAGGACCCGGCGAAATCGGAGAGCCTGTCTTTCCGGAGAAAATTGACCGTGAATATCTTGATCGAAAAAGACGCAAGCAGGGAAGATACATCTACAGTTGTCTCTACGAACTTTTACCGATCCCCGACGAAGATGTCATTATCCGACCGGAGTGGTGGCAGACTTATTATGAAAATCCCCCGATGCCTTTTGTGAGGAACATCTGCGTTGACGCAGCCGGCGGAACCGACAAATCGAAATCTTTTTCCGGCGTAACCATCGGGGAATGGGATTCGGCGGGAACCCTCTATATTCCCTATGCGTCCAAGCGGGATATTACGCCGGGACAGGTGGCGGATTGGATCATAGAGCTTTTTGATATGAGCCAGGCGGAAGGCAGGCCCGTAACGATTGTCGGCATCGAGGCCGAAAAATACGGGATCGCCATAAAGGAAATAATCGAAGAGGATAGAAAAAGAAAAGATATCGCCGTCTCTTTATGGCCGACGCATGGATGGAGCCGGGGAAAAAGACAGGAGCAACTCGTTCCTTACTTTGAGAGAAGAAAAATTCTCCTGCACCGGGGCCTTCCGGATTTCGAGGACGAACTTATAAGTTTTTACAAGGGAAAAGACATAAACGTCGATATTCTGGACAGCCTTTGGGGCCAATTTCAATTCCAGATTCCTCCCACGGCGGCCAAGTTTATGACGCCCCGGGATGAGGCCCATCTTCAACTTGAAAAAGAAGTCGAGGATTTTGAACGACAGTCCAGCAGAGACAGGGATCCCTACTTTCGTGAGCGAAGGGGCATAGCGTCAAGGTTCTAGGAACGTTAAATGTTGGAAGAATCCGTAAAGAAAAGATTTAGGCGGGCGATCATATCGGCGGAAAGAATTCTTTCCACGCCTATCGGAAACGCAAGAACAATAAGACTTGAAAGCGAAGTATTCAATATTGAGAGCATAAGGAAAAAAGAGATAAGGAAAATAAGGATCGTTTTAGGAAAAATAAACGAAGTCGATAGAAAATTAGTTAAGGAATTTGAACTGCCGGAAATATGCACAAAGGAAATATGGAGCAGAAAACTGAATGGTGGTTTTGAAATAGAAACCATCGATAATTAAAATCTCTGTCAATTCACTTTTCCGGACACCCTAAGGGGTAGCGCCCTCGGACACCCCCGCCGTCCATTTCAGACACCTCCGCCGTCCTGCCCTAAAAACCCGGTCTTATATTGTCATCGTAATGAAAGACGATTTGTCTGGGCCGAGGATGGGTGTTGTTTCTTTGAGGAGATAACAAATGCTTTTTCTATTCATCGCTCTCATGGCGGTTCTTATCATTCTCGGAGCGATCGTTTTTTATCAGGTTAAGCAAGTGTCGAAAATCCAGGAGCTTCATTACAAGGAAAAAGAAGAAATCTTCAACCGCTACATGGCGGGCGATTATCGAGGCTATAGATATTTCAAAGATGAAAGTCCGGTCATTGTGGACGACATGAAGAAAACAATGGAGAAGGAAAGGGAAGGGACAAAAACACAGGCGGAGACTGAAAAAGAGAAGATGGCTTCAAGGTTCTAAAAATGGCCGATAAATTTAAACCCCTGGGTCCAAGAGACCTCAGCGGAGACCAGAAAGAAGTCGTTGAGGAAACGAACTGGTATTGGCTTAAACATCCCGTCGTAGAAAATTATCACGGTCCTTGGACCGAATATATCGCCTATCTCGAAGGCGACCAGTATTGCTATTACAGCGAAACGCTGCAATCGCTTCAGGACATCACGCCGTTGGTCGAGAGAGAAGTCAAGAACGTCTATAACCGCATCCTGCCGCTCATTCGCCAGCAATGGGCCGAAATCCGTTATCCCCATTCTTTCTATGTTGTCCCGAACACAACCGAATCCGAAGATAAAAAAGCGGCGGCCATGGCCTCCGTTCTTGTCGAATACACAAACGTTCTCAGGAACTTTAACCACAAGGTTAATTTCGCCAAACTTTGGGCCTTGGTCACGGGAAATGTTTTTTGGAAGGAATGGTGGAACAAAGACCTTTTCGGTTATGTCGAAGGGAAAGACAAAAAGCCGGTCAAGGAACCCGGCGACGTTGACTGTAACTGGGTCAATCCCTTTAACGTGCGCCCAGATCCGCAAGGCAAAACAAGGGAAGAATGGCGCTGGCTCATCGAAGGAAAACTCGTTCCCAAATCTTCCGTAGAAGAAGAATTCGGACTTGAGAAAGGCGATCTGCCGGAAGAGTCGTTCGTCCAGGCCGAGAGAGGGCTTTTTCAGAGGTCGAATGCCGTCGAACCGAAAGAAGCGATGATTGTCCGCAAGGAACGATGGGAAAGGCCGTCAAAGAATTATTCTGAAGGCAGATTCATTGTAACCGCAGGGGGGTTTCTTCTTTACGAAGGAGAAAGTCCTGCGCCGGAAGGCGACATTCCCTATTTCCACATCCAGGGATTAATGCCCATTTTGGATGAACAATGGGGAGATTCATCGGTAAGGATAGCCCAGGCCGCACAGCGCCAGTTTAACCGATTCGGTTCTATGGTCGATGAGCACGTTCAATATTTCAGACCGAAGGCGATGATTCCAAGGGGAGCGCTCACCCATAGAGAGAAAGCCGCTTTTTGCCGATCCGGAATTGATTTTGTCGAGTTTAATCCGACCGGCTACGGCAACCCTTACTGGCAATCCCCGCCGCCGCTGCCGGAGATCGTCGTCAGGTGGCTTTCTTTCCTTGAAAATGAAATTGAGCAGGAAACGTCCGTCAGAAAAACCCTCCAAGGGCAACTTCCGAAATATGCCACCAGGGCTTCCGGCGACCTCTTCCAGGGACTTTTGGGCCAGGACCAGAAAGTTCTCTATCCGGCCATTGAGGACCAGGAGGTTCAACTTCAGGCGGCCATGAAATATAGACTTCAACTCATCCAGAAGCATTATGGTCAGGAGAGGATGGTCAAAATCACCGGAAAGAATAAAGAACCTTCCGTAGCTTATATCAAGGGCGCAGAGATAAGGAATAACACCGACGTTAGAATTCACTCCGGCATTGACCTCATGAGGAGTACTGAAGCCAAGAGAGGTGTCGTCGATGCCATGATTCAAAAAGGACTTATTGCGGATCCGAAAAAAGCCTTTGAACTTCTTGATGTCAAGGGACTCGAAGAATACATGGAAGATGAATATATCGATGAGCGCCAGGCTCAAAGGATCATCGACCTCTTTAAGCAGGGGAAGGCCTATATAGCGGTCAGCAAAGACGATAATCACGACGTTCATTTCAAGGTTTTCAATAATTTCAGGAAGACGGAGGAGTTCGATATTCTTCCCGAGAAAATTCAGGGGATGATTCTCAAGAGAATAGAAGAACACAAATCTTATATGGCTCAAGCGACAGCGGCGGCTGCGCCTCAGCCTCAGGTCGGGGTTCCGGGCGTAGGGACGGAACAAAAACTTCCCGACGATGTTTTGAATGAGGCGATTCGGCAAGAACTTCAAGCTGGAGGAATGGCATGAGCGTTTTAGTTAGTTTAAAGCAGATCGTCGAGGAACTTAACTTTTCCGAGGAAGAGGTCATGGAACTCGTCAGACAGAAAAGAATACCTTACCTCTATTTTCCAGAGAAAGACGAATATGCTTTTCCGAAAGAAGAGGTTTTAAGCCAGATTACGCCCAGACCGAAAACCAAAGAGGAATCGCCGTTCGGGCCTGAATTGACCGATAAAAACGAAATAAAGGAGCCTGTAGTCGTAAGACGAGGCCGACCTAAAAAAACATAAGGAGATTTCTATGGAAACGGAAAGAGAACCTTTAGAGGACAAATCCCAAATTGCTGGGCCGTCCGGTATAGGGGGGATCGCCGACGGGGTGAGGAATTTGGTCGCTGAAACCACTGCCGGCCCCAAGAAAAAAGAGGCAGTTGCGGAAGGCGAAAAGGAACCCTGCAAACCTTGCGGTGAAGGAAAAACCGACGAGGAGATTTTAGGGGAAGTTCCGAAAACCCGCTTTTTTATCGTGGACAAAGAAACAGGACGGGAAATTCCCGCTGTCTTCAAGTCCGAGGGCAAAGACTATACCCCCGATTCGGTTGACAAGATTCTTACTTGGACCGGATTGGGGATTCACTACAACAAGCGGGCGGAGCAGATCAAGGGCTACGAGGAGTTCGTGAAAATGCTTTTGAAGGCCAAGGAAGAAGGGCGCTTAGTCATCAAGGACGAGGAAATCACTTCTTCACGCTCCAAAAAGGAAGACGTGGAGGAACCGACATCCGAAGATGATGAAATCCTTACCGATCCGGCTCTTCTCGCCGAGAGAAAGAAGAGAACTGTTTTAGAGGGCGAGATGAAAGAGCTTCGCAAGACGGTTGATTCGCTCAAATCGTTCGTCATCAACGCAAAGACAAGCGAGATGAAAAAAGAGATTGAGACCGAAATCGATCAGTTCTCCAAGCAATACCCGCTGGGGAAGAAAAGGGCGAATCAGGTCTGGAAGAATCTTGCCGAGGTCGACGAGGACGGCAAACCCGTTTATACGGTCGAACAGGCTATGAAGAAGGTTCACGAAGAAAGCATTGTTGAACTCAAGGAGTGGGTTAAAGAGCATCCTGAATTTGTCGAAGAGGACAAGATCAAGAAAGAAGCAGTTGTCGAATACCTGAAGGACAAAGAAGAGAAGGAAAAAGCTCCGGTATCCGCTCCCTCCGGAGTGCCAGCAGGCACACGCGGTAGCCCGAAAGACGAGATCAAAGGCATAGCCGACATTCCCCTCAAGATCAAACAACTCCTCGACTCATCGAAGGCGGCAGGGAAAAAGTTATGACTTAGGAGAACAAAATGTTCGATATCGAGACCGAGTATAAGATCTTTAACGAGATCGTGTCACCCGGTGTCGTCTCCGAGGTTAGATCCATTTCAAAACTTGCCGACAGGATCAAAAAGGTGTTCGACACAATCGACGCCAAGGGCAAGTATGCTTCTCAGAAGATGAATTTCGGCGGATCGCAGGCTTACGGCGCTCGGTCGAATGATTACTATCCTACTCCTCAGGAAGTCACCCCGGCGGAAGCCCTGCTCAGGGTGAAGAGGATGGAGATGTTCTCACTCGGCTTTGAAGGTCTATCGCTTGAGCTTGCGAAAAGCCAGGGGTCGCCTATAGACCCGGTCGCTTTTGAGCAGCAGGAGATGATCAAGGGCCTTGGGGATGACATGAGCCGACAGCTCATGGGTGACGGATCAGGGAAAATCGTTGACTGCAACGGTTTGGGAAGTGGAACCCCAACGCTCGTAGTGGATTCACCATATTACACGAAACCGGCTCCGCTATTCTTCAAACCGAAAAGGGTCATCGACATCTGGACACCTGGGGGCAGCATCAAGGTAACCGCCAAGTCTATTGTTTCCATAGACTCGGATACTCAGGTTACGCTGTCTGCAAATGGAACTTGGGCAGACGATGATGCCGTTTATGCTGAATCCGCTTACACGGCGGCAGAGGCCGTTGGCAAGGGCGAAATCATGGGGATCTTGGGAATTGTCCGTGACACAAACCCACCCGCGCCGAATGCCTCAGCCGGATTGCAGGGGCTTTCTGTTGCCAACTATGCCGAATGGGCGGCTAAAGTCTGGGCAAATGGCGGTGTGGCGAGAGCTTTCGACGAAGACCTACTCGTCAAGGCACTACTTTACCACGAGAGATACGGAACCAAGATTACCGTCATGCTCATCACCCAGGGAATCTTCAGGCTTTGGAAGCAGCACCTTGAAGCCTTCAAGGTTCTTGGTCCGGGCAAAAACACGATGTGGGGTGGATGGGATGCCCTGCCCTTTTACTATGCCGGAAAAGAAATCCCGATGGTCGCGGACCTCTTCAGCCCCGACGGGAATATTGTTGCACTAGCCGAAAGCGAATTCACGCTCCATCTGACAAACAAGAGCTGGATCACCTGGGAGTCGGGCTACGGCGGAGACGGAAGAATTCTCCAGAAGGTTGCAGGTCGAAACGCCTATGTCGCCGAGGGTCATATCTTCGGTAATCTGGGCGTGAGAAGCAGAGCGGGGTCCGGTTTCAGGATCACCGACATCGAAGAGCCTGACTGAAATTAAGTGAGGGGGGAGGGGAAATCTCCCCCCTCTTCTTCAATTACCATGATGGCTCCAAGGTGGGTTGTAAGGGAACTCAAACTTATGAATCCCGAACTCTATCCTTTTTTCTTCAGCCGATATCAAAAGTGGATGATCGTCAGGGATTTTTCCCGCAGGATCGGCGGAGTGACGGACTATGACCCGATATCGGGAAAAAACTTTGTAGTGGAGATGGTCATAGAGGATAGGCAGTATCGTCCGCTTCCGCTCGACAGAGATTCCCTCGAAGCGGCAAGGGAATGTTTTTACGACAAGCACAGCCGCCCGTTTTCCTTTTATTACCATAGGATAAGGGAAAGACAGAGAAAAAGGGAAAGCGAGGCGAGCAAAGAAAGGGAATTGAGGTTCAGGGATGCGGGCAGGGAAATTCACAAGTTTAAGACAAGTGAAACTTTTTCTTAGGAGGCAAAGATGTATATCGGAAAAACTTACAAAGAGGTTCAGCGGATCGGCGGAGTAATTGTCAAGCTCTACTCAGGAACGGTCAGCGCGACCGGCGATTCAAAAGCCGCCTACAAGTGGATTCCTCCTTTCATCAGCAGGGCAAACCTTTTCGTGAAGGCAACGGAAAACTCCGGCACGGCGACAATGGACGTGAAGGTCGTGACGATGCACCCGAGAGTCCCGGGACATATCACGGACTGGTATGACTTGCAGGCTTTTACTCAGCTTTCCGCAACCGGCAAAGAAAAGAAAAGCCTTGCCAACGGCCTCGGCGACAAACTCGCCGTGGTCTGGACTGTCGGGGGAACGGGAAACTGGACGATTGAGGTCTATGCAGAGCTGAAACTTTAAAGATTTTGACGGCGGGGGAGGGTTAATGCCCTCCCCATACCTTAACTTAGGAGGTCTGGATATGATCAAAGGAACAAGGTATAAATTTCTGGTCAGCGATTTTACGGTTGCGATCAACAGCACAAAAGTTGATGTGACTGATTTCACTTCCAAGAAAATTTCCCTAGCTTACTGTGGCTCAGCATCGCTCACGTTTTTTGTTAAAGGCAACCATGCGTCTTGTGCGAAAGAAGTCATTTTCACTTTTGCGACCTTCGATTCAAAGCGGAACAAGTGGGATACCATCGGCTATCATGTTGAGAATGTCGTTGCAAACGGAACCTCTGAAGTTCAAAGGACAATCGCTTTAACGCCGGACATCGAAAAGATAAAACTTCTAAGTGTTCAGAACCAGGAAACGGTATCTGGTTACACGGCAGATGTGAATGTTTCGATCTTCCTGAAATAAGGAGACTCCGATGATGCCACTTAAAAGACCTATTCCGTCGATCGATTGTGATATTGAATTCAAGGCAGGCATTAGCGGTGGTAACAGGGATGAATACTCGAACCGAAGGCGAGGGGCAACCGCAGACCGTTGGTATACGTCGGCGAGTGGTGGGACGGCACTTGCGACCGCGACTCTCACAAATAATGTGCTTTACGCCATGCCGTTCTTTGTCGGTAAAAACTCGGTGCTAGACCGAATAGGGATAAACATCACAACGCTACAGGCCGCCTCTGCCGCTCGGCTCGGAATCTACGGGGATGACGGCAACAATTATCCCGGGGCTTTGGTTCTTGATGCTGGGACGGTTCCTTGCACGGGAACCGGGGTTCAGACAATCACAATATCGAAATATCTAAAAGCAGGACTTTATTGGTTGGTCATAGTAACAAATGTCAACAGCATTGCGATCCGTGGACTTGCCATCGCCGGCGCTGCTCCGGTTTTGGGTCTCGACAATACGCTTGGCACAGCACCGGGACTGGGTTGGTCCGTGGCCTTTACCTATGCGTCTCTTCCCACTCCCTATCCTGCAACCACAACCGTTCTTATCGCAGCTCCGTTACCAGCGGTCTTCGTTAGGATAAGTTAAAAAAGCAAATAAAAAAGGAGGCTAACATGGCCTACAGCACGGCTGGAAAAAATCTTATGTTGAATGCCCTCAAGGGCACGAATCCGACGACGCCGATCACGCACGTCGGCCTGTATGACGAAAGTGCGGCCCTCACGAGCGTTACCGGGGTCGCCACCACGAACCTGTTGACCAAGACTTCGCATGGATTGACGAACGGAGACCTTGTGGTCCTTCGGGCGCTCACTGGCGGCGCCGGACTCGTAGTGGAACGTCCCTATTACATCGTAGGCGTTTCTGGAAGCGACTTCCAACTGGCAGGGCTTTCCGGCGGATCAGCCTTTGATTTCACGACCGACATCACTTCCGTGAGCGTGATAAAGCTGGTCGAGATTTCGGGCGGTAGTCCCGCCTATGCACGCATAGCCATCGCCTTTGCCGCCGCCGCCGAAGGTCTTATAGACGATACGACCAACGGTGCGATCGTGAACGTCCCGGCAGGCGCGGTGGTGAACTATGTCGGCTTTTTCAGTGCCGTTACCGCGGGAACCCTGGCTGGAATTAGCCTCGTGACGGAAGAAACGTTCGGAGCTCAAGGGACCTACACGGTTACGGATGCGAAGTTGGATCTGAACGCGGTCGCGTAAGGAGTTTACTTGGCGATCTCATTACGGTCTGTCGGGGCCAGCCCGGGCGCAAACTCTTCGAACTGTATTATTACAAAACCTTCGGGCCTTACCGTCGGCGACTTCATGCTGGCGCATGTCGTCAACAAAGCCACCAGCGGAACCATCACGCCCCCGGCAAATTGGACTATCATCGGAGCGCAGTCCAACACGGCAAGTTCCCGTTCGGCACTGTTTTATAAATTTGCAGACGCCGCCGACGTTGCCGCCAGCACTTTTGATTTTACTCTCGGCACAACGGGGCGCAACCGTGGGGAGATAGGGGCCTGGCTTGGCGTTGATACTACCACTCCGATCAATGCAGTGGACCAGCAGATTAACTCAGCTGGGACTTCCATCGCTGTTCCCACCCCAACCGTCACGGACGGATGCACGGTCCTTATCATCGGCAGCAACGCTTTGGGCGGAGTGGCAAGTGCGTGTTCTGGAACCGATCCCGTCTGCACTATTGGATACGCCGTCGCCTATAGTACGTACTGCGCCTTGGCTTGTTTCTATGGAGTAAAATCAGGTACGGATGCGATCGATGCCCACTCTCTGAGTACATTCACTTCCGCTGTCAGCAGTGGTCATGCGGTCGCCCTAACACCTGCGGTTGCCCCGGAAGAACATTCGGGACCTTCGGTTATCTCCGGGAACGGCTCACTTGTCGGGGCGGTTCAGAAGAACGGGAAAGGGGCTGCCACGGGTTCAGGGAACGGCTCCCTGACGGGGCTGGTTCAAAAGGGCGGCAAGGGATCGGCATTAACTTCCGGGAAGGGGTTGCTGGCCGCCGTCGGTATCGCCGCGATGATGGGGGTCGCCTCACTATCCGGCGGCGGGACGGTTGCCACTTCCGGGATAGCGGTTAACCCTCAATACGCCTATCCGACTTCAGATGTTGACAACAGCGGAGCCTGGACGACTACACCGCTCTATAACAAGATAGACGAAGAGCCTTACTCCGACACGGATTATGTTCAATCGCCTCAATCCGCGGCCGACAAAGCATTTACCGTAGGACTCGGAAGCCTGACCGACCCAACTGTCCATACGAGTCACGTTCTGCGGATTCGGGCGCTCGTTGGAACCTCGGGCACGTTCAAATTTGAACTTCTGCAAGGCGCGACCGTCATCCACGATTCGGGAGTATTGTCCCTCACCACTGCGTTCGCAGAATATAACTTCACGCTGACCGAAGCCGAGGCCGCGA